ACATCATACGAACCCTTTGCGAAACGATGCTTAAACCGTTTCAGCACCGTAAACTGGTCAGTATTTACGGGAAAATGATTTACCGACTCGATAAACTGAGCCTGAGTAAATCCGGTAGGATCGGTATTACCGCCCTGACCGTTGCGTAAAAGTGTATTTGCGCCGACTGTAGCAACAGCCGCCGCAGTTTTAGCACCTTTTACCATCAGCACCAACAGATTATACTGTAGGTCTTCAAGATTGTTAGACACGCCATTTTGAAAATGAACCGTCCAACGAGTAGTAGCACGCACGGGTGAAACCTTATCACCGATGCGCTGATCATCAGCGTTGCCCTGTGCTAATCCAGGCAATATTCTTGTAAGATTACCCGGCACAACAGCAAGCGCAGGAACTAAAGAGTTGGCTATAATTGTTTCACCAACATATTTTGTTTCCATCTGGGAACGAGCCACAGACTTAATAGCCTGCCGGACCATAGGAGAGATACTTATCTTCTGGCTGGAACGCACCTTAGCATTCCGAGTGTACTTACGACCGGAGGTCTTCTTGCGAGGCGCACGACGGGTCCGGGAGGCGGGCATTTGTTATAATTAGTCAAAACATTTTATTTCTGAGATTCTCCGCACTAACGCTTTTCGGTTAGATACGAACTTATAAAAATGATCCGGAGGATTGTTTGTTGTAATGAATACCCTCGTCCAACGAGCGCCAACAAAACCACCTTTAACTTGGACTCGATATTTATATCGGTCCAATACTTTCAATAACTCCGCAAAAGGAATATCTGCATCGAAGTCATCTAACAGCAGAGTCTCTTCACCATTATAACCGTCCCACCAGTTGCCGGAAGGTTTGGAATAGACATCTGGATATTGAGTCCAGACCCATCGGGTCTTACCGGAGCCGGGAGAACCATATAACCAAGTTACATGAACCTCCCGCTCTATAGGTTGAATTGACATTTTTTTTAAAGTTTCTAACGCACGGATTGCCGGGAGCAATTGTGGCTGTTCTTGGATCACATCCACTACCTCTCTGCCGGAGAGGATTTCGTTGGTCGCTTGCGCCCAATCAGTTCGGCTACCCTGTCGGGATATATCACCAAACTTAAATACAACTGCGTCCTTGTCCTTCATACAATAATCGGACGCTTGCTGTGCCGTGCCTCGTCTACTTTCAAAATGACATTCACCCATTAATTTCTTAAGATTTTTCCACCCCGAACCGGTGGCTCGAGGATTTTCAAACTCTATATAACCTTGTAAATGCGGAGTACCTGATTCCCCTACCTCCTTAGCGAAGATGTGGTAACTAACGCCCTCTTGTAGTGCTTGTAACCGTCTAACATCTTCTTCTGAATAATTATTCAGCGTGTAACACACATTCCTCACCTTTGCAGTTGGCGGAACAGAAGTTAGCGGAACAGAAGTCGCCATAGGGTAATACTATACCTATGGCTTCCCTTTTAAATTAACGGAAGATCCGTTTGAATCTACTTCCCTTCGGGGCATAGGTTCATTAAGAAAGGGGGCATTATGCCCCCATTCCCCCTCTCTTAGGGCACCTTAAGTAACCCTAAACTCTCCTCTCCGGGGGGCAGAGGATTTCGGCCCATAGGGGCCGACCCTGCCGGGGGCTCTTCTTAGGCGTCCTTGTAAAACAAGTCCGTCCTTACTCCATAATATAAATTACCGGAGTATGCTCCCGCATCATTCACAGACACCCAGTGGATAAACACCGGGTAATGATTTGTAGGCAGAACATCCACCGCCGTATTGTAATCCAGCGATGGAGGCACCCACGAGTAACTAAAAGTCACACAGGGAGATTGCTGGGCAATCTGGGTAGTCGCATTTGCACCAGGAACACCCGTCACATCATACGAACCCTTTGCGAAACGATGCTTAAACCGTTTCAGCACCGTAAACTGGTCAGTATTTACGGGAAAATGATTTACCGACTCGATAAACTGAGCCTGAGTAAATCCGGTAGGATCG